CTCTCAATAAACCACTCACATTCATCCATAGTTGTACCATTGGGATCAGGGAATGCATTGAACAGTGATACAAAGGCCATACGAGGCACCTTGACAGTCTCTGGTGTATACGTCCTCTTCTTAGTCTCAGGGTCATACGTCCAACGGTGGAGGGTCTTGTCTGTAGTGAATGGCCCTTTGATGATACCCGTACCCAACAGAGCAGCCTCGAAGATAGCACTACCAAGCTCACGCTCGCCATTGCTCTCCTCTATCTGATCATGGATCAACTTCTCCATACGGTTAGCTGACTCCTCAGCAGGCTTAAACTGTGGATCTCCTGTAGCACTATGTCCTTCTACGAACTGTGCTTGGTTCTCCTCAGGGATATCCATGTCTAAGCCCAAAGAAGCACCTACAGTACCTGTCCTTACTTCCTCATGAATGTCTCTACCGTCACCGGGATAACCCATGTTGTTCTTAGCATAAGGGTCTATTGGTTGTTCTACACTCTTAGTGTTCACTGCATTCTCTGGGATCTCCCCCGTCTCTATATCAGGAGCACCATCCATCTTGAAGTGTGCGTACTCTGCAGCACCCTCTGGGACTTTGGTAGGCTTGATACTAATGGGGAACTTATTAGAACCAAAGAGCACCTCGCGTAGCTGACCATATGCTGCTAACACTTTAGTCTTAGTAACCTTAACAAAGACTCTACTCTTCTCTGTCTCTGTGAACTTAATGTTCTTAGCGTAGTAGCCTCGGTAGTTCTGATAAGCCTGCATCCAACGCTTCTCATCATCATCACGGAACCTGCTACTCTCTTGGTAGCGGTTAGTTATAGTCTCCACTAGCTTACTTGAGAGTGTCCCTGCTGTAGCAGTCTCATCCTCATTCGCTAAGGTGTCTTGTATATCTTGAGCTAACATCTCGTCAGCGTTAACGAATGCTGGTGCTGGTTGTGAGTCAGCGTTTAACAATGAATCATCTGCCATAATTAGTATCCAAAAGTGTCATCAGCCGGTCTGAAACTAGCTTGTTGTTTAAATTGCATAGCCATTTCACTCATGCTAGTCTTTCTTGGTCTAGACATGAGAAGGTATCTTAGTGCGTCGTAAGCATGGTCGTCAGAGTGTGTATCTACATCTTCACTATCTGTCTTGCTTAATGGTATTGTAGTCATTTCTCTTATAGTGTTAGCCACTGTAGAGAAGAACAACATCTTAGGCTGTCCCCTTTCATCATCCTTTAGATACTCATGCATCTGTACCTTACCTGCATGTCTGTTCTTATCTGCTGGACGTAGCTTATGTCCCCATGCTCCGCTACATAATGTCTCTCCTATTGTCGGGCCACTGTAACCTGTGCGGTTCCAAGCTGCTGTATCTAGTACACCAGTGATACCACGAAATTCTCTACGCTCAAGTTCTGTCATACGAACTTTTAATTCATCCCCTGTCAATCCAGATTGGTACAACTCTCTATAGATGTACAGTGTACCGTCCTGTGGGTGTATAGCTGCCCACACGCACGCACTAGGCGAGGTGTAACCGTAATCGACTCCTTTGACTCGATTCCAGTCAGGTGGTATGTCAAAGGGTTCAATCACATGTTTCATGCGATCAAACTCAGGGAAGGCTGCGCCTTCATTGACATCCCAGTCTCCTTCAAGAAGCCTACGTCTATGCACTTCGGGCAAAGACTTCAGCATCTTTTCATAGTTACCATCCTTAGTCAGATATGGGTTATCTGACAAACGGGCTGGAATAAACCGTCTAGTAATACCATCTTCACCAATGAAGGTCTTATAGTCCTGTGAAGGCTCTATATACCTCTTCTTTACCCAAGCATGTCCACTACCGCCGGGGTTAGCTGTACAACGCATATAGCATTTTATATCTGGGTCAGTGGTACGTAGTCGAGATGCAAGATAGTTCCAAGGGAACTCAGTAGCAAGGTGAGTGATCTCATCAAAACCTATCCAACTAAACGCTTGCCCTTGGTACTGGTATACATCAGAGTCTCGTTCAAGATAGCCGAACTCTATTGTAGCTCCACTTGGGAATGTCCATAGCTTATCAACCATACCGTACTTAGCACCCGGGAACGCTTGGGGGTACAGCTCTCTAGTATTGTTAATAAGTTCTCGAAGTTCCTTTAGACTCTTACGTAATATCAATCCACGATGTGCTTTCAAATGAGCATAGCGTAGACAGTCAATGATCATAGCATAACTCTTGCCCCCACCTGCAGCACCACCAAAGAGTATGTCTGTCTCGGGGGCTGCAAGGAACTCAGTCTGTGGGCCGGGGTTAGGCTCGAAGATAACATTATCAGATACAATCTCTTGTAGAGACTTATCCATTGTTACCACTGACTCTTGCTCTAGTATCCTCCCCGTTACACCGGGGTCTTTCTTCTCCACCTTACCTTTGATCTTCTTGATGTCTTCCTTCATCTTCTTAGCTTTACGCTTCAAAGCAGCAACATCCTTCTTAGCCTTCTCCTTAGCCTTAGTCTTCTTCTCACCGGGAGTTAAAGACTTCTCCACCTTATACGTCCCCATTGTATCTCTCATCGTCCTCAAGGCGCACAGGAGTCCGTAGACGCTTCCTAAGCCCTTCATGCGATATAGTACGACTACACTTGTCAGAGAGCCATACGGCCCCTTCTCGTATGCTCAGGGCGTTCTCCTTAACCATATCATTGACTAGCTGCAATGCCTCAAGGTCATCCTCTACTGGGATGAGATACCCATCATCAGTAGCATCATACCCAAAGGGTGCCCTATATATATGCTTAACCTTACCTTGGTTAGCTCTCAGTATGTTCATCTTCTATTTCCTCAAACTCAGCTTCTATGTCCGGTAGTACATCCTTAGTAGGTAGTAAGAAGATACCCCCTGACACTTGGTGATTCACTGTACTCTTCTCTTCTTTTATTATACCTGACCTATCCAATACATCCCTAGCTGCAGATAGCTTAACAGCAGCATTAGCAATGGGCTTATCTGATGACAGTATATCCGTCATAGCTTTAGCTGCCTCTGGGCTACTCCCTAGCAACATAGCCTCACTAATCTCCTTGATATCCTCCTTGAGTGAAGAGATAAGTTGCCAGTAGTTATTCTTATACCCGGCATCTTTCGCACACTTAGCAGCATCCTTGAAGTCATTCTTAACTAGGAGCTTCAAGAACTTCTTCTGCTTAGGGGTGTAATCCTTTCCCCTGTCCTTTTCCCTTTGGCTTACTACACCCTTTGATATTGTCATTTTTATACCTAGTTATAATTTTAATATCTCTATCCCTATCAGCCTTCTTAGCTCTCTGTACCCCCTTCCTACTGTGCTTAAAGGAATGCATACATTAACCTATACCTCGCTTCTTAAACCAACCATACCCCCATACATTGGGATCTATACTGCCGAAGAATACATTCTTTATGCCTTTCCTATGAATAGCCTTTACACATAAAGACCAATCTCTTTTACTACGAGTGTTGCATATAACCTCAATGTGTGTAGAGAAGTTCCTGCAACGTTGATACCCTCTATCTCTACTTCTCATCGTCATCATCTCCATACTCTTTAGGGAGGAGGGTTGTAACTAAATCATCTTCATCATCCCATATAGACCCACCTATGATATGATACACACTCTGTACCTGCATCATATACTCTAGGAGATCTGCATCTTCTTGATTCCTACTGTTAATATCATCCATATCTGATGGAGACTTAACTCTGAGTATTATAATCATATTATATACACATACATTAGATAGATCTATTCCAGTTTAGATCTTCTTAAGAGTGGTTTTCTTTAAGAGTCTTTACTTAAGTTTATATCTTCTTAAGAAAGATAATAACTTAAAGAACTAAAGAACTTTATTATACAAGTAATGATAACATATATATCTGGAGTTGTCAACTCTTTGTGTGTATTTATATTATTTAGGTGTTGACTTCCCGAGTTTACTCCCGAATGCCTTTACTCCCGAGGTTATTAGTCTTTGGGGTTGTCATGGTTATTTCCCGTATGATGTAACGGTATGCATTTCCTACGCCGTGGGGGGTGGGGTGGTCCATCGGCCCCCTAGGCTTCCCCGCATATGTTCCACGTGGAACCTTCCCGCATATAACATGTTATAGGTACTGGCTTATGTTAGTAAGCACTAACTAACTCAGAGGACTATGCCAGAGTGGAGTTGCCAGAGAATCAGGAGTGAGGATTCTTTAGTAAAGCTA